AGATTATCAAAGAGAAGCTTTTATTCATTCTATTCGAAAAAATAGATGTTTATTAGTATCGCCTACAGCATCAGGTAAATCGCTTATCATATATTTAATGTTAATCTTTAATTTGTTACGATTAAAAGATACCAAACAAGATAAGATTTTAATTATAGTACCCACTACATCTTTAGTAGAACAGTTATATAAAGATTTTAAAGATTATGGTTATAATAGTGATCGTAATATACACAAAATTTATTCAGGCCACGAAAAAGAAACAAATAAAAGAGTTATTATCTCTACTTGGCAATCAATCTATAATCTACCTAAAAAATGGTTTACACAATTTGGTATGGTAATGGGTGATGAAGCTCACTTGTTCAAAGCTGTTTCATTAACAAAGATAATGACTAAATTAGAAAAATGTAAATATAGAGTTGGTCTTACAGGAACTTTAGACGGAACTAAGACACATAAACTTGTTTTAGAGGGATTATTTGGTACAGTAAATAAAGTTATCTCTACAAGTGAACTACAAGAAAAGAAACAATTAGCAGATTTAAAAATAATGTGTTTAGTATTACAATATGATGATGTATCTCGTAAGTTTATAAACGGAAAAACATACCAAGAAGAAATGGATTTTTTAGTTAAAAATTCAAGGCGTAATAAGTATATAAGAAATCTTTGTTTATCATTACAAGGTAATACTTTATGTTTATTTCAGTATGTTGAAAAACACGGAGAAACACTTAGAGATTTAATAATAGAAAAAGCAGATGGTAGAAAAGTATTTTATGTTTACGGAGGAGTAGAAGCAGATGAACGAGAACAAGTACGATTTATTACGGAAAAAAGTGAAAACGCTATTATCGTTGCAAGTTATGGGACTTTCAGTACAGGCATTAATATTCGGAATCTTCATAACATTATCTTTGCTAGTCCTAGCAAGTCCAGGATAAGAAACTTGCAAAGTATTGGTCGAGGACTAAGATTAAAAGATAATAATTCAGCGGCAACATTATATGATATAGCTGATGATTTATCTTACAACGAGAAAGAGAATTATACTTTAGCTCATTTTAGAGAAAGAATAAATATCTATAATGAGGAAGATTTTAATTATGAAATACATAACATAGAGTTTAAAAATGCATCAAAACCCACCAATCAATAATATAAGAATTATTAAACTGGTAAACGGCGATGATTTAGTTGCTGAACTGGCTAAAGATCAATTGGCTGAGAAATCTCCATTATTAAGAGTTGTAAAACCCTTACAAATTAAATACGTACCTCAGTTTACAGCTATGGGTTTACGAGATTATATTGCTTTAATTAAATGGGCGGCATATACACCTGATACAATTATATCTATTCCAAAAGATAAAATAATGACTATTACAAATGCCTCCGTTCAAATGTCAACAAGTTATAATAATATAATAAAAGATTATGATAAATTAGACACTCCTAAGCAAAAGGGATATGAAAGAAAACATTTATCAGATGAAGATAATCAGAAGTTAAATGAAATATTTGAAGAACTAGAAGATGAGTATGGTGAAGTTATTGATAAAAGAACTCTACATTAGAGCTTTATACGAATCTATCCTTGCCATCGCTCTACAAGCTCAATTATACATAAAAAAATGAAAAAGTCAACCGTGAAACCACTTGCGATTATACCTAAAAGACCAATGAGAAATCCTAGTATAGAAATTAAGTTTAAAGATTTATGTAAAATTATAAAAGACTTTATTACTAAAAATGAGACTAAAAACATTGACAAAAAGAAGGAAATATAGTATAGTATTATTATGATAAAAATAAAAAAACAAAAAGAGCACTATGTAGATAATAAACTCTTTTTAGAGGCAATGAAAATATATAAAAGAAAATGTAATATTGCTAAAAAAGAAGGTAAAAATAAACCACCTGTTGACAATTATTTAGGTAGTTGTTTTTTAAAGATTGCGAATCACTTATCGTATAGACCCAATTTTATTAACTATACATTTAGAGATGATATGATTAGTGATGGTATAGAAAACTGTTTACAATACCTAGACAATTTTAATCCCGCTAAATCAAATAATCCTTTTGCCTATTTTACTCAAATTATTTACTATGCTTTTATTAGAAGAATACAAAAAGAAAAGAAACAGGTAGAGGTTAAACAAAGACTTATTGCTGATGCAAACTATGATGATATGACACTACAACCACACGAAGACGGCGAATTTAAAAACCAATTTACAGAATTTTTACAAAAGAATAATAGACTTGAAGAACCTAAAAAAAAAGAAAAAAAGAAAATCAAAAGAAAAAAATCAACAAGTTTGTTTAGTTAGTTATTATGAAGATTGCTTTGTTAAATGATACGCACTTTGGTGCGAGAAATGATAGTCCTGTTTTTTTAGATTATTTCACAAAATTTTTTGATGAAATATTTTTTCCCTATTGTAAAGAACACAACATAAAAACACTTGTACATTTAGGTGATGTTGTTGATAGAAGAAAGTTTATTAACTTCAAAACAGCGCATACCTTTAGACAAAATTTTATGAAAAGATTGTGGAAAGAAAAAATTGATACTCATATTATATTAGGAAACCACGATACTTATTATAAAAATACAAATGAAGTAAACTCAATTACAGAACTATGTACTACCTATGACGGACAAAACGAACCTTGGATTTATTCAAGTCCAAAAGAAGTTGAGTTTGATGGTTTAAAAATTTTAATGTTACCTTGGATTTGTGATGACAATTTAGAAGAATCTATACACGCAATTGATACTACAAATGCACAAATTTGTTTTGGTCATTTAGAGATTAAAGGATTTGAAATGCATCGTGGTGTTATGAATATGCAAGGGTTAGAACCTGAACAATTTAGAAGATTTGAAAAAGTATTATCAGGACATTTTCACAAAAAATCAGATAATGGTCACATCTATTATTTAGGAACACAATATCAAATTATGTGGTCTGATTATAATTGTCCAAAAGGATTTCATATATTTGACACAGAAACAAGAGAATTAGAAAGAATAGAAAATCCAAATATTATATTTAAAAAATTTGTTTATGATGATTCAAAAAATGACTATACAAATTTTGATATTACACCATATGAAAATTGTTTTGTTAAAATGTTTATATCTGAAAAGAAAAACGAAGAAATGTATAATCGTTTAGTTGAGAGATTTTATAATAAATCAAATGTACACGAACTTATTATTGTAGAAGACCCAACAGATATTAAAGCATCTGTAAGAGAAGATATATTAGAACAAGGGGAAGACACACTTACATTTTTAGGTAATTACATAGATCAAGTTGACACTCCTTTAGATAAACATAAGTTAAAAGAATTTGCTAAAGAACTTTATATGGAGGCAAATGAGTAAAATAACAAACGTACAATCGTCACATATAAATTGGGGCCCTTATGTAATGAAAACAAAAGTACCTGATTACATCATAAAGAAATTAAAAACTGAAGGTATTAAAACAAAAGAAAGTTATAATCACGCTTTGGCTGGTCATTTAGATAATCAATTTTTATATCCAGAAAATATACAACGATGGTTTTATAATGAAATACACCCTATTATACAAGCATATAGAAGTGGTCACTGTAAGTTTCACGGTATAGAAGAACTAAATGTAGAGTTAGGTGCAGATGATTTGTGGGTAAATTTTATGCAACCAGGCGACTTTAATCCTATTCATACACACGGAGGCGATTATTCTTTTGTTATATTTGTAGATGTTCCCAAAAAACTAGAAGAAGAAGCCAAAAATTTCAAAGGAACGTCAGCTGCACCTGGCGCATTAATGATGGAATATACACAACAAGCAAGACCACGTTAGGCAACAACAGGTTCAAATATATTTCCTCAAACGGGAGATATGTATATATTTCCAGCATTGTTACAACATTGGGTTGCTCCTTTTAAATCAAAAGTAACAAGAATAAGTGTATCAGGAAACCTAAGAATTTTAAACAAAGATAAATTACCAAGTGATTACTTTTAAAAAAATAAAATACAAAAACTTTTTATCTGCGGGTAATGTACCAATTGAGATAGAACTATCAAAGGCTCATACAACATTAATTGTA